TGCTAATAAATTAGATAAACCTAATACTCCTAAACCAACTTGGTTATCTTGTTTTTTATAAATACCTGATTTATGTACACCAGTTTTTTGATACAAAGCACATAAAAATTCCATACCATGTACCATTGCACTTGGAATATCAGCTATAGGTGTAGCAGATAAATTTATGTGACTTAACAAACAAGTGTCTCTACTTTTTAAAAGTATTTCTTGACATACATTGTGATAAATTCTTTCACCATTTTTATCGTATTGTTTTTTAACAATCCAAATGTCTCCCTTTCTTGCACCTTCCATAATTACTTCAAGTAATTCTTCATTCTTTAAAATTTCTGGAGTTACATTTACTGTACGTTTTACCCAGGGAATTTTAGCTCTGTCATAGTTTATAAATTCAACAATGTCAGGATGGTCTGCGTCAAGTTGACACACTATCGCACCATTTCTGTATGTGCCCCCTCTCCTAAGTATTTCATTAAATTTGCTATAAATTTCCATAAAACCACAAGGTCCACTAGCAACCATGCCATGTTTGTTTTCTGTACCTTTTGGTCTTAGTTTAGAAAGATGAATACTGACACCAGCTCCATAACGTAAAGCTTTACTAGCAAATTGCCATGATCCTTCTAAACCATCTTTGTGCTCGTCCATAGTATCTTCAACTACCATGACGGTACAACTTACTGGATAGCGTCTTACAGGATCATTAATCCAACTTTCTACACGCCCTGTCATCGCAAGACTTGGTGTAAAAAATTCTTTTAGTTCTGGTTTTCTGAGTTTCATAAGTCTTTTAAAAATGGAGGAACATAGTTTGGACCTTTTTGAACTTTACCGTTCTTATATGTAAAAGGTAATTTAGATTGATTTGAAGCATAAAGCCTACCAAAAGCTTCATCAACATCAACGCCCATTAAATGTAACAATCCGTAAGTTACCCAAATTAAATCAAGACTTTCCTTAATTATGTGGGCACGATCATCTTCCCAAAAAGCATCAAGAAGTTCATTAAATTCTTCATTAACTAAATCTAATTGAAATTTTTGAAGATCATTAGATGCTTCAGATGTCACATTCACACTCTGAACTTGACCTGCTTGATTCATCCAAATCTTTACGAGGTGAGCATTGCTGGATTTCATTTTGTTCTTGAAGCAAGGACTTGTATAAAGATACACTATGTTCAGAGAATTTGTTTTCTTCTCTTTCAATTAATTTATTAAGATACCAACGTGCCTTTTTTAAATCTTCCACACCATTTTTTTGTTCATAGCGTGTAAGATATTTAATCACATTGCCCTCTAAAAAATCAAAAGCATGACTTTGAATGTAGTCAATACACTCAATTACATCGCTGTCGTGACCGTAGTAGGTCGGATTGGTGGCATCCATAACGTAATCAAATCATAAACATACTCCGTATCCCTAAGAATACGAGCAAGACGGGCTTGCTGCAATGCAAGCTCTTTACTTAATCCTTTTTTCTTGTATGTATTTTCTACTGTTTGCCAAGCATCACAAGGATTAAAATCTTTAACAGGAATTAATTTTTCTGCTGTTTTAGGTCCAACTCCTGGACAACCACTATAATTATCTACTGCATCTCCTATTAAAACTTGTCTGTAAAAATACAAATCAGCTTGTTGTTCTGTTATTTCTTTTATGTCACCATCATCACTTAAATGAAATCCTGGAATTTGTTTTAAATCTTTATCTCCTGACCAAATAACTACATCTTTGTCTTTGTTTTGTGTAGCTAAAATTCCAAGTACATCATCAGCTTCTAACTTAAACCAACATTCACTATCATATTCAACTTCTGCACATTTTCTTGCCTTTTTAAACCCAACAGGCTTTATTCTATGTTTAGACTCTCTACGGTTTCCTTTGTATGTTGGATCTATTGTCTTACGAAAATTATCTGCTGCTGTCCAACATAAAGTTGTATGCTTTGCACCTACTAGTTTTTGTTTACTTTCTATTAAATTATGCAGTACATATTTAACTTCTTTTAAAGGTAAATGTGTAGTAATTACATCAGGTTCCCATTCTATTTCTGTTTCGCAAGAAGTTACAGCTTGATATAAAAGCATATCTGCATCTATTAACAACCATGTCATAGTATTTTTGCAACTATTTTAGGGTACTATTTTTAATTAAATAATTGTAAGCTTTTAGGACACCTTCTATATTGTCACCTAGTTTACCTATACCTAAATTACAACTATGACATATCCACCCACGTTCTTTTAAAGTTTTATGATCATGATCCCACGTTAATTTTTTATCTGTTTTACCACAACAAGCACAAGCTTGTCCTGGTTTAGGAGGTGTTCTGTTTTTCTTTATTTGATTATATTGTTTTAAATAAATACTTTGACAAGCTTTACATTCAGGTCTAGTACCAGTTCCGTTTAAATGAAACTCATTTAACAATTTTTCTTTCTTGCAAACTTTACAAACCTTAATGACACTCACTCCAATTGTCTCCTATTTTATATTCACTTTCAATAGATATTCTCATCTTATATTTTTTACCAGCAAGTAATGAAGCATTAGTTGCAATCTTAGCTAACTTTTCTGCATAAGGCTCTCTTACTGCAAATTGAATTTCATCATGAACGTGTACTAAAAAGGACCAATCTTGCCCGTAGACAAGACCAGCCCTTAAAAGTTCTTCATAGCAAATGTTGTACCATGCTTTACTAATGATGGCACCCATAGATTGTAAGCAAAAATTTAATGCAGAATGAGGAGATCGTATCTTGATCGGTCTTCCATCCAATCCTTTAATTTTCCCCTCTGTCTCTGCTTTTGCTGTTATCCTTTTAGTAAGTTCCGCTAAAGCTGGCATATTTTTATAGTATGTTTGCTTTAGCTTTTTACCGTTTTGCCCAGTTATCTTACCTAGTTTTTCCGCACCAGCTCCATAAATTAGCCCGTAGAAAAAAGTTTTAGCAAGATCTCTGGAAGCTAAACCAGCAGCTATCTGGTTTGCTTTATGGATGTCTCCCTCAATGACTTCTTTGGCAAACTTACCTCCATCAAATGGCTGTAATACATGAGATAAACATCTCGCTTCAATTCCAGAGAGATCCACGCCAACCTGCTTGGTGAGAACTATACCAGGGTTCTCTTTATTTACACGCCTCATAGAGGTGTACAGTTTTGGTAAAACGTCAGGTCCAAACAGAGTTCGGCACTCCGTACCCAAGAAAGACCTGACAGCAGGTACTTGAGCCATATTGGGGTTAACGTGGGATGCTCTCATTGTGGCACATCCGCAAGTAATCACGTTTCCGTGTATGCGGTCAGACTCAACAAGTTTCAACCAAGCATTTGTGCCAGTACTTAATTGGCTAAGTCTTTTTTGAAGAGTAAGCAAAGATAAAAAACCTTCAGCTCCAGGTATTTTCTTAAGAACAGTTTCATCAATTTTAGGTTTCCCTGTATTGGTGAAAACATCTGCATCCCAGTTCAGATGGTTCTTGAGCACCCAAGCTATATGATCCCTTGAATTTGGATTCAATGGACTCAAACGACACATAGTTGCTAAAGCTACATATCCTTTGGAGGAATCATTGCGTTTAGGAGTGAAAAGACCTCCATTAACATAAGGAAAACTTTGACGTAATTCTTTGTCAATGTCCTTCAGTTGCGAAACAATTTTAGCTTCCAATTCCATTGCCCCCTTACAATCAAAATGGAAACCAGATTGTTCCTGTAATGAAATCAGACTTGCAAATCTCATTTCAAGATCAACAGCCGAGGGGATTGCGTTAATCTTAGGTTGCAACCTACGCCAGAGCATAGCAGTAACATCGACATCTGATATACATCTTTCACCTAATTCGTGGGTAAATTGTAAGAAATCTTCAAGATCAGCGTGTTTTTTATGAAACCCTAACCTATATCCATATGCTTCAAGCTTATGTTTGCCATACAATTTCAATGGCATATCTTTCCATTTTCTTTTGTAATCAATATCCAATATGTCAGGATACATCATTCTTGCCAGTATTAAAGTGTCAAGAATTTTACCTTTAGGTTTAAAATTTGGGTAAATATGCTGTATGCAAGGTATGTCATATTGAATAATATTATGTCCAATTAATACATCAGCTTCTTCTAATATTTTTAACCAATCTTTTGTATAAATTTTGGTAGATCTACTATCATTTATTCCACAACAATGTATTTTAGTAACTTCTTTAATTTTTAAAGCATCTGTTTCAATATCAAATACTATTGTTGATGTAGAATCTGAGCTTGTTTGACTCGCAGTACTTAAGGAAGTCCTGGAGTCTGTCGCTGGTAAGTGAGTGGAAGGATTCATTGCTTTTAAAAAAGGTTTGTAAGGGTCGTGTAGCTTTTTGACTTGCTGCTAACACATTTAATTTTCGTGAATTAACACGAGTTAAATGTACATCAAAAGTCGGGTACAACATCACCATTTAATTCCTCCACATTTTGTTCAAGCATCCTACCTGTGTGCTCATCATAATTTACCTTCCCCGTAACACCCGTCCAACCAGTAAAACGGTTTTTGAGGGTACGGACGACAGTTCCTTCTCCACTTTCTGTATCCTGTTGGTCACGTTCCAAACCGATACAAATGTCACTAAGGCAAGCAATAGCTGAAGAACCCCTAATCCCACTAAGACTTGTTTGTTGCCCATCTTCATAACCTTTATTTCCTTGAGGTCGCCTCAAGTGTGACACAAGAATCATAGAACATCCAGTTTCCTCTACTAGTGATCTTAATTTTGTAACACATTTGTCTATGGCTTTTCTCTCGTCAGACTCATCCAAACCCGATACGAGTATTGATAAGTGATCGAAAATAATGAACCTGCAACCCATGCTAACAATAAGATGCCGTATACGATTAAGCATGGTATTAACATCAAGAGAGCCAAAGTGGTCGTAAAGATATAACCTACCAGACCCAAGGGTTTTACTAAATGCATTTTTGATTTCTTCATCGGTGATGTCTCCACGGTGGATGTGTATAGGATAGTTAAGATTGATACTAATAAATCTTTGAGCTGTGCGTCTGTTATTTTCCTCAAGGGCGATAACTCCAACGGTTTGCCCTTGGCGTACCAATAAGTCATACGCAATTTCATTAACAAAAGTTGATTTGCCAATACCTGTGCCTGAACAAACTAATACTAATTCCCCTAATCGGATTCCTTTTAACTTGTCGTTTAAAAAAGAATAAGGGTACTCATAAGAGTGTACTTCAGGATCTTCTAAAACTTTATCAAGTAGTTTAGAAGCGTTAACAATTCCATCAGGTTCATATTCAACAGCGTCATAAACCATTCTCATAATGGCTTTATTATCGTTAGCTGTTAATGCTTCACTAGCATCCTTGTAACCTTCTACTGTACCTATCTTGCCTCTACGAGGTGGTAACAGTTGTATGTCTCTCTGAGCAGCTTTCTTACCATGCTCATCATTGTCATAACATAAGATAATTGTTTCAAATGTAAGAACCCAGGGTAACTGTGCCTTTAATGTTTTGTTACCTGATTCAACACCATTTGGTAATGAGACACAAGCCCAAGATCTATTTCTTGCTTCTGCATATGACAATGCATCATACTCTCCTTCAAAAATTACAAGAAGTTTACCTCCACTTCCCCATTTTTCTTGTCCAAGAAACCTTGAATCAGGATTAGATCCTTGCATTAAGAATTGTTTGTTTGGTTTCCTTATCTTGTAACCAGTTAATCTTCTTTGGTTATCGTAAATAGCCCAATAGTATGCAGGTTCTCCTCCATGCATTCCTTTTTGGTATCCAAAAAATTTACAGGTATCAACGCTTATACTGCGACTTTTAATAGGTACATAATTACCTATCACAGGTTCTATTTCTTTTATTGAAGAAGTCATTGGTTCGGAAAGAGTAGATGAAATGTATGTGTTGCAGCCAGGAGTGAAGCACCAGCCATGCCCATCCTCATATACTGCTAAATTGTTTTTTGACCCACAATTAGGACAAGGTAAGTGTTGGACACTCATAAATCACCCCATTGATCACACATAGCTTGAGCTATACCATCGTATGTTTTACTGCGTTTCTTCCAGCGATCCTTAGATGGTCCTAGTTTGTTCTGACCGCTAGGTGTCTGATTCTCCCAGTACCCACACTCTGGCTTTGTTAATACCTTTGTTGCATTTAACTTAGGTAAGCCCTTGAGCCATAAGCAAGTACGCTTGGATTCTGGATGCCCAAATTGATACGGCTGTATTATTTGACTTGGCTTACCAAGTTTTGTTTTAGTAGAGATAACACTAACAGGATTCTCAATACACATCTTTGGTATTGGTGCATCCCATAGAGCAGTAACGAAATCTAAAGCTCTTTGTTGTCTACCATCAGCTATCTTCTTAGCAAAGTGAGCAGCACCTGAGACAGCTATATCTGTACACGGTGGGTGTAAAATCGCAAGATCCCAGTTGTTGTTTATGATGTCAAAGATATCTCCTTGGTGATGTGGTCCTTCTACTTCAGTAGGGAGTAGATCACAACTCCAAGCATCATGTCCCGCTGCTATGAACTTATCTCTGATAACACCAGAATGTTCACATCCGATTAAAACTCGCATTTAAAAAACCTCCAAAGATTAATAAAGTCCTTGGAGGTTTGGTAACCCTTTCCCTTACCAACCGAACTATAACATAGTCAACCAGCTTTTGGGTAAATTAGGACCCTCCGTCCAAGGAATGTTGTGCTTTTCACACCAGGTAGCATATGTCATGCGACCTTTACTAGTTAATTTTCGATGTGCCTTTTGAAAGACCATACGAATATCAACTTCAGGATGCTGCTCTTTAAATAATTTAATGAGCCTTCTATCTTCTGCATCAAAATAGCCTTTTACTTCTAAAACTATTCCGTTGTCAAGAACAAAATCTGGTGTATAACTTCTAGGAATTAATATGTCGTATTTACTTTTTTCATACGACCAATTAACTCCTAAAGAAGTCATATCCTGTGCCACCTTAGATTCAAATCCAGACCTGAAACCATCAACAGTTCGTTTACCGTATTTATGGAATCGTCTGGGCATAATCTAAAAGTCAGGATCGGGGATCTCACACTCTGGAACACTAGCAGGTTTTTGTACATTTGGCTTGGATTGTTTAAATCCTTCTGTAACTTGAAACTCTTCGTCTAAATTAAGATCACCAGCATCAGTACTATCATCAAGCGTTACCGCTTTAATAACTTGTATTGCTTGTGGTCTAATCCTCATGCCTCCCTTTGGGCTGCGTGGTGAGTAACCCATGAGTAATGTTGATACGTTTACCTCAGTACCTTCCTTCAACACCAATCCTTTATCAACTGGTACAAGTTCACCATCGACAACTGGAAATGGAAACTCCTCATACTTGGGTTTAGCAGTAAGTCTTACGGTAATTGTACCGTCATCATTCTGTATCCAAGGCTCATCATAAAAACCTTTCTTGCCAGTTTGATCTCTGTACCAATCACATAGACCTTCGTACTTCTCTTGTAGTTCATTTAAAAGTTTATCGACATCTTTTGTAACCGTTACTTTGATGCGAAAATCACTTGGTTCTCCTTGATACTTTGGAGTGTCAAAGAAACTAGGAACAAATCCTGTTAATGTTCCTGAAAACTTTAATTTAGTCTTAGCCATAATCTTTTTTGAAAGGACAAACAAATATTAATTAAAGACGAAAAAGATGGAACATATATTAGGACACTAATATAACTGTCCTTTAAAAAAAGATGTTGTTACTGTTCTGTTAATGCCACATTATACTTAATAGTGTATATATATACTTATTACTATGACCCCTGAAGCAGAAAGATTTAACGGTTGGGCAGCAATGATTGGTGTAACTGCTGCTATTGGTGCTTATGCACTTACAGGTCAGATTATTCCTGGTATTTTCTAATGGCTCATAAAGGTAAAGGATCTTGTAAAGGTAAAGGCAAAGGAGGCTACAAGAAATGAGTAAACCAGGTTTGTATGCCAACATTCATGCTAAAAGAAAAAGAATAGAAAGTGGTAGCAAAGAAAAGATGAGATCAAAGGGAGATCCAGGTGCTCCTTCTTCAAAAGATTTTGCTAAATCAAGACTTACATCAAAAGCTTATCTAAAAAAGAAGAACGCATAAGTTCTCCTAATGTAATGGTTGTTACCACAAATTACATACTATAATGTAGTTGCACGTTTATCCTTTCGGACGCATGAAGCTCAATCAGGAAACGGGGATTGAGTTACAGGAGGTTACGATGAAACAAATTAAACTTGTTTATCGTGGAGTTGTTTACTACATTAACAACTAAGTGGTCAGGTGCTCCTCGTGTTCATTATGTTTCCAATCATTAATGATCTTCGAGGTAGCATCATTCTTTTTATCGCTACTCCAACACTCTTTCTTTGCTATCTCATCTATCTGAGAAAGTTGAATAATTAATTTATCTGCCCTTGATGAACCCATCTTCTTCTTCATCTTCAGGAGGCAAATCACCATACAACGATATTATCTCTCCATCCTTACCTAAAAAGTAACATTTGTTATCTATAATCTTTCTACGGTCATCTTGTAATAGATCTATAAATGCACTAATTAATGCTTGACAAGTACCAGCTTCAAGTACTGTTCTATGTAAACTAGTTTGAGCCTCCATGACCTCTGTAACGTCTTCTGCTTGCTCTTCTTCTGAATCAAGATACTCAAGTGCCCTTTTAGCTCTAGTCTCCAGGACACGCATTCTACCTAAAAGCATTGGAACGTAGTCACTAGCTACTTTACGAAGTGGAGCATAAAAACGATCTTTTGGAGTTGATCTTTTAATAATTGACATAAGCCCTCTGTTCTTTAATCAGTTTATACCACAAATATCGGTGTGGTGGTCGTGATAGTATTTACATAAAAATCTTGATATATTTTATTGATATTGAGAATCATAATCAATAGTAACAAAAAGTAATATTGTAACAATATGTAACATTCTCATTATTCTCATTTGTTGTTGCAATTGAGAATCATTATCAATTATATTTGATAACAAAAAAGAGCCTTAATTAAGACTCTTAATTGTTATTTAGTAGCTCTTATTTATGGCCTTAATAGAAGTATTAAAACTAAAATACTACATGATATTAAAGGGTATAACATAATATAAACTTATCTAATGCTCTTTAAATATAACTATTTCTGATCTATTATATTCTGAACATTTACGGCATTTATTACAGTTACTTTCTTTATATTGTGCATCGCATGGGAAGAGCTCAACGGTTCCCTGGTCGGTTTTAAGTTGCTTTTGTTTTCCCGTTTCTATTTGATGCTTTACAGCCTCATTAAATAGCTTAGTATTTGTAATTACTACATCATGACCGTTAAAATAATGCTTTAATGCATTCTTTTTAATTTCCGTACTAATGTTAATTACAAAGTTTTCTTTGCTATGTT